ATGATAGTTTAGTAGAACAAAAAACATATTGTGCAGGTATGGGAATGATGCGTCAAATATCTTTTGCGAAATTAGATTTATATCTTTATTCAAATTGGGAAATAATTCGTAAAGAAAAAAAATCTTTATGGGATATTCAAAAACAGATTTTTATAGAGTGTTGTCCTTATAAGCGTTATATGGAAGAAGATAAGTTTTTATGTTCATTTCATCATATATTTGCAGGATACAGTGCTGGTTATTATAGTTACAAATGGGCTGAAATAATGTCAGCAGATAGTTTTGGTATGTTTGAGGAAAATATGGATCGTCAAAAAGAAATAGGTCGTCGTTTTCGAGATACGGTATTATCTAATGGAGGTTCATTACCTGCAATGGATACATTTATACAATTTAGAGGTAGAGTTCCGAATGTAAATGCATTACTTAGACACAATAGACTAAAGTAATAAAATTTTTGTATATATTATAGTTTATTTATAATATATACCAAAATGGTAAAAAACACAATGACTGTAATGGACAAGGAAATAACATTATCATGTTATCCTGAATATATTGTTAAAAAAAAACAATATTTAGAATCATCGGGTATTGTTACAATTCATGAGCCAGGAAAAATAATGATTTTGAGCGCGGTTATTTCAGGCATTTGTAATATGCAAAACGTTACCGATGTAATTATTAAACATGTAGGTCAATCCAATAAATCATTTATAAACGAAGAAGGACATCTTATGAATAAGGTATATATTGATACAGGAAAGTTAAACATTTTTACATGCGGTGATATAAATCCTGGAATTCAAAAATTATTACAAGTTGTTTATGTTACAGAAGGGTCTAATGATGAAGAAAAACATGATGAAGAAAAACATGAAGATTGTAATTGTTTAAATGTAATATGTCATCCAAAAAAAGTTCATGAATATTATTGTGACTATATTGATGATGAGAGATATATATGTTTTAATGAAGAAGTTATTAATTGTGAACAGCATGTAGCAAGATGTTTAGAAAAAGATTGTCATTGTGATGATAATAAAAAAGATTGCGATTGCAATGATAAAGAAAAAGATTGTCATTGTGATGATAATAAAAAAGATTGCGATTGCAATGATAAAGAAAAAGATTGTGGAAAAAAAAGAAGAAGACGAAGAAGAAAAAGAGAGAAACGAAAAAAATGCAAAGATTGCGAAGATGATTTAAGTGATTGTGAAGACAATCTTGATAGAAGTGAAAAGAAAAGAAAAGACTGTGAAAAGAAACGTAAACAATGCGAAGATGATTTAAGTGATTGTGAAGACAATCTTGATAGAAGTGAAAAGAAAAGAAAAGATTGTGAAAAGAAACATAAACAATGTGAGGAAGATTTAAATGATTGTGAAGAAGAATTAGACGATTGCAATAATAACTTAAAAAAGAGTGAAAAGAAAAGAAAAGATTGTGAAAAGAAACATAAACAATGTGAGGAAGATTTAAATGATTGTGAAGAAGAATTAGACGATTGCAATAATAACTTAAAAAAGAGTGAAAAGAAAAGAAAAGATTGTGAAAAGAAACATAAACAATGTGAGGAATATTTAAATGATTGTGAAGAAGAATTAGAAAATAGTGAAAAGAAAAGAAAAGAGTGTGAAAAGAAAAATAAACAATATAAGAAAAAGATTGATGAGTGTGAGGAAGATTTAAATAATTGTGAAGAAGAATTAGAAAATAGTGAAAAGAAAAGAAAAGATTGTGAAAAGAAACATAAACAATGTGAGGAAGATTTAAATAATTGTGAAGAAGAATTAGAAAATAGTGAAAAGAAAAGAAAAGAGTGTGAAAAGAAAAATAAACAATATAAGAAAAAGATTGATGAATGTGAGAAAGATTTAAAGAAAAAAGAAAAAAAATTAAAGAAAGCAAACAAAAAATTGCAAAAATGTGAACATAAATTAAAAAATTGTAGCAATGATGATGGAGATTGTTGTGTTCAACATGTAAATAACTGTGTAAAAAAAAATAGTATGTTAATCTTTCCATTATATCCAATACATAAACCATTCGCATATACTTGTCCTCAAAAAAAACATTAAAAATAATTTAGCGTGATAATATAAATGCCGTATATTATGAGGAAAGTTCCGAAACGTCGTTGTTATACAGTGAAAAATAAAAAAACAAAGCGTGTAATGGCGAAATGCACATCAAAAGCAAAAGCTACACGTCAAATGAGATTATTACGTGGAATAGAGTTTAATAAAAAGTTCAGAGATAAGTTAAAAAAAACAAGACGAAAAAAATGAACTTAAAAAAAGACCATAAAAAATAATAATGTGGTATTTATTATTTTTTCTACCTATTGTAGAAAGTTATTATTTAAATAATTGGTTTCCAATCGTTCCAATAAGTAGTACAAATTTTAAACATCCAAAACAAATACGACTCTTAGGAAAAGATTTTGTAATTTGGAAAAAGGATAACCAAATAATTTTACAAGATGATGTTTGTCCTCATCGTTGTGCACCTTTATCAGAAGGTTATATAGATAGAGAAACAAACAATTTACGATGTGCATATCATGGATGGGAATTTAATGAAATGGGTAATTGTACAATGATACCTCAATTAGAAAAAAACCAACAAAAAGCATATAGACGTGCATGTGTTAAAAATTATCCAACAAAAGAACATGGTAACATATTATGGGGATATATTGGTAATATTACAACAGTAGATTCTCCAAAGCAGCTATATAATTTATCTTTGGATAACAATGTGTTTATGCGAGAATTACCGTATAGTTTTTACATTTTATTAGAAAATTTCTTGGACCCGGCACATATACCATTTGCACATCATAAATTGCAATCTATTCGTGAAAAGGGTTCTCCTATAGAAATAGAGATGTTGAGTAAAGAAAACGATCTAAGTAAAATTTCTGTTTTGTTTACTGAGAAAAATAAAGATATGCGTGTAGGTATGATGAATTTTAATTTTCCCGTTCATTATTATTTACAAATGATACGTCCTATAAGTAATTTATTGAAAGGATTACATATATTTATAGTACCTGTCCAAGAAGACAGATCTAGAATATTTATAAGTTATCATTTTAATAACGAAAATAGAAAAACAAAACTGTTTTCATTAATTCCGGTTTGGTTAAGACATGTTTTTACAAATAGATTCTTGGACAGTGATACATTAATATTACATAAACAAGAGAAATATTTGAAAAGACATAACGATTCTTACCATAATACAAAAAATTATTATATGCCTACGGAAAGTGATCGTTCAATAAATGTGTACCGTCGATGGATAAAAAAGGCTCTACCAAAAATACCTTATTTTTATAAACATAGTTTTAAAAATGGTCAAGAGTTAACACGTGAAGAAATACTAGATCGTTATAATCAACATACACGTGATTGTAAACATTGTACACGAGCATTAAAAAATGCGAATTATTTTCAAAAGTATGGTACAATAATATTTTTAGGTTTATTCGCATATACTCGTAATATTATAGCTTTGTTATTAGCAATAGGGAATTATAACTTATTCAACAAATTTAAAAATTTATTTATATTCCAAGATTATGTTCATAACGTTGTAGATTAATAATTAAAATATATTGGTATTTTAATTATGAATAGGTTACCAAGTGAAATACAAGATAAAATATGGGAGATATATTGGAAAGGAGAGTTTAAAACACGTGTCTTAGATAAATTTACAACAACATATAGTGAGTTGAAAAAAATGGATTTCTTCCTACAAAAACATTTCTATAAAAACATTTCTGAAGATTATGATCTCAAAATAGGATATTATCTATTACATTATAATAAATTTTTAAATTCATTTACTTATAATAGAGGATTGTACATGTTTATGGTAGCAAGAAAAGAAAAATTGGCTCTTTGTTTCAATCAGCCTTATTTGAAATCGTGTTTTTCAAAAGTAGCAAATTGCTATAAACAAATATGTGTATATTGTCTCTGCAATGGAGTTCCGTATATGAGTTATTATACAGTAGAAAGATTTATAAATTTAAGCAAAAAAATAAAAACGAAAAGATTTTAGCAGTATATATAAATGTATAAACGTTTGTTAAAATTAGATAAGCTTTACGGAGCTCAAAATTACAAACCATTACCGGTTGTTTTAAGTAGAGGTCAAGGTGTTCATGTATTTGATATTGAAGGAAAACAGTATTATGACTTTTTGTCTTCTTACAGTAGTGTAAATCAGGGCCACTGTCATCCAAAATTGGTAAATGTAATGAAAGATCAGTGTGAAAAACTAACTCTTTGTAGTAGAGCATTTTACAATGAGAATTTATGTAATTTTTTCGAATATATGCATAAAAAGTTTGGATACGATAAATCATTGCCTATGAATACGGGTGTAGAAGCAAGTGAAACAGCAGTAAAATTAGCACGTTTATGGGGGTATAAAACAAAAGAAATTCCACAAAATAAGGCAGAATTTATAATGGCGCGTAATAATTTCTGGGGTCGATCAATAGCAGCATGTTCGTCATCAACTGATCCAAGTTGTTTTACAAATTTTGGACCATTTGTACCTGGATTTCATTTTGTAGATTTCAATAATTTGGTAGAATTAGAAAATGTTTTAAAAACACGTCCAAATGTTGTAGGATTTATGGTTGAGCCTATACAAGGAGAGGCCGGAATTAAAATTCCTGACGATGATTATTTAGTCAAAGCAAAAATGCTTTGTGAAAAATACAATTGTCTATTGATTTGTGACGAAGTTCAAACAGGTATAGGTAGAACAGGAAAAATGTTGGCTTCTCATACAATAAAACCAGACATGGTAGTATTAGGAAAGGCGTTGTCTGGTGGTATGATGCCGGTATCGTGTGTATTGGGTGATAATAAAGTGATGGATTTAATAGATTCAGGAACACATGGTTCAACATATGGAGGAAATCCATTAGGAACGGCAATTGTACCCCATGCAGTAGATATTATAGAATCAGAAGGACTATTAGAAAATGCAGAAATACAAGGAAAGATGTTTCGTGATGAATTAAAGTTATTTGTAGACTTAGGAACATTGAAAGATGTAAGAGGAAAGGGTTTATTGAATGCGATAGAGTTAGAAGATGAAGAAATGGCGAATACATTAGTGTGCAAAATGATGTCTAGAGGTTTATTAACAAAAGTTACACGAGAAGGAACGATCAGAATGTGTCCACCATTAGTAATAAATGATATAGAAATGAAAAATAGCTTAAACATTATTCGTAAATGTTTATTGGAGTTATAAATTTTTAATTATGTTGTAAATATAATTAAAAACTCAACTATAAACTACTATAATTTATCGAAAAATGCATACAATGAGCGATGAACAAAGAAAGGTTGTAGACTATATACGTTCAGGAAGTAATGTGGTTGTAGATGCATGTGCTGGTTCGGGAAAATCTACAACTATTTTATCAGTTGCGAAAGAGTTAACTGGAAAAAAAATAATTCAATTTACTTATAATTCAATGTTACGACATGAAATAAAAGAAAAAGTAAGAGAGTTAAAATTAAAAAACATAGAGGTACATACATATCATAGTTTTGCCGTAAAACATTATTCAGCTACGGCACATACAGATACAGGAATACGTCAAATGTTACATAAAATAGAATCTCCAAAACGCCCAATAGAATTATTTGATATTGTTGTCTTGGACGAAGCTCAAGATATGACTACATTATATTTTGAATTAATTTTAAAAATGTCCAAGGATATGTGTAGTAGAGAAAACCCTTATAATAAAACTGATGATCATAGATTTCAGTTACTAGTATTAGGTGACTATATGCAAGGATTGTATGAGTTTAAAGGAGCAGATATAAGATTTTTAACCAAAGCACACGAAATATGGAGAGAATTACCATTTTTAGAAAATGATATGTTTAAAGCGTGTGTATTAAAAACATCTTATCGTGTAACAAATCAAATGGCGGAATTTGTAAATAGAGATATGTTAGGGGAAACGCGATTAAACGCATGTAGAGAAGGAAGTCCAGTTGTTTATATAAGACGTCCAAAGTTTCAGATAGAAAACATAGTTGTATATCAAATAAGACGTTTATTAGCTGAGGGAGAAAGTCCATCAGATATATTTGTATTAGGAAGTTCTGTAAAGGGGGCAAATAGTCATATAAGAAATATGGAAAATGTATTAACTGAAGCAGATATACCATGTCATGTACCAATGCTCGAATCAGATATAATGGATGAACGTGTAATAGAAGGTAAAGTAGTATTTTCAACATTTCATACTGTAAAAGGAAGACAGAGAAAATATGTATTTGTAGTAGGATTTGACCAAGGCTATTTTTATACAGCTAGAAATATACCAAAAGATAAGTGTCCAAACACATTATATGTCGCTTGTACAAGAGGAACACATGGTCTATATCTTTTACAACAAGAAAGCTCACAACCATTAGAATTTTTACAAAGGGCGCAATTTGATATGAAACAGAGTTCATACATAGATTTTAAAGGGATGCCGCAAGGTATTATATACAAAGAACCAGAACCAGACGAAAATATAGTAATTATTCCAACATTTTATGTAACTCCAACCGATTTAATAAAATTTGTCTCTGAAGGAGTGATAGAATATATTACACCAATCTTAGACCGTATATTTGTCCAAGAAAAAAACGAAGAAGATGATGAAGATGAGATAGATATTCCAAGAATAATTCAAACAGAGAGTGGATTGTTTGAAGAAGTAAGTGATTTAAATGGTATAGCATTACCTGCTATGTATTTTGATGAAATTCAAGGTCATAAAAAAGACGGAGAACAAGTATTAAAAGAGATGATAAAGACAATTGTCCAAGAAACAAAAGAAAATAAACATCTTTACTTAAAAGAAATGGTAAATGCGATCCCAGATAATTGTGAAACACCTTCAGACTATCTTTATTTGGCGAATGTCTTTTCTGCGTCTCAAGAAAAGTTATATTCCAAGTTAAAACAGATATCAAAACATGAATATACATGGATAACACCAGAAATAAAGGAAAAATGTGTTTCTAGATTAAATATAAATCTTGGACATGAGTTTAATAAAGATGCTTTGTTAGAAGTAGAAAAACAAATAGTACATTATTCTAATGAAACATTACATGATCTTATTGACAAGGCATTATATCCGTATTTTTTAAATGAAAAGAAGTTTCGTTTTAGTGGTAGATTGGATTTATTAACACAGGATGCTATTTGGGAGTTAAAATGTACTAGCAAAATAACACAAGAACATCAGATGCAAGTAGTAATATATTCTTGGTTATGGAGAACTATTTTTCCAGAAAGTCCAAGAGATGTATATATTTTTAATTTACGAACAGGTGAAAAACAGAAGTTACAAGCAAATTACGAACAATTAACAAATATAGTGGTTTCATTATTAAAAAATAAATACGAAGAACCAGAAATATTGGATGATGAAGATTTTTTAATTGTGTGTAAAAATATTATGAATACTATTATGCAGTAAAAAATACGAAACATTCGTATTATTTAATTATCGATTTATATAACAAACAAAACAAAGACTAAATTAGTAGAGTTTAACAGGTATATTCATACATAAGTCCAACACGACGTTTATTGCGATTCCATTCGCGACTTGCATCATCAAAGTCAATATCAACATTATATTTTTTATTAAAATTAGAACTATATCGTGTGTTGTAACGATGATTTGTTGGTGTATATTCCCGTGTAATTTCAGATTTAATACAATAAGATTTTGGGGAAAGTACATTATGTGCTAGTCGAGTGTTATATGCTGGACCAAGATTGTTATTAACATCATTATTATCAGTATTTACTTTTAGTTTTTGAATTCTATTTTTAAGACGTGTACTATAAGTACGTCCTGAAAAGATTTCAGTTTGATTAGTATTACGTGATTGAGAACGAGTTTGCATTTTAAAACTTTTGGAAATATGTGTATAAAAATAATTTATGGATTAGAATCAATTTTATGTAAAAATTTAATTTTACATTTCTAGTCAAATATTATTACAATTTAATGGGTGGAAAATTATCAACAAATTCCAGATATGGAACATCCAATTTTCGTAAAAGTCAAGGTGATTTGAAAAATAATAATCAGAGTATTACAAATAATAAAATAAGTTTAGATGAAGTCTATGAAAGTTTAGAAGATTATAAAGAAGCAATAAACAATGTATATAGTTTAAACACTATATTAAATGATTATTTTAATGATATTCAAGAAAAAAATGAAGAGGGTGATGATAATCCAATAAACACGGTTTTACTCTCAACATTACATGAAAATTATGATAAAACAAAAGCAACAAATTATTGTGAAGTAATAGAATTAGCACGAAATCAACAAGAGGTAAATAATTGTCGACTTTTATTTAGTTGTAAGCAATATGAAGAGATTGATGGTTTAAATGTATTGAATATAAAGACTAGTGCTTCTACAGATACTATAGATGATTTATCATATACAACAATTGGTTCACTACTTGATAATAGAATTGTAGAAATGTCTAAAAAAATACCTGCATATGGAAAGACATATATTTATTCAGGATTGTCTATGTGGACAAAGGGTATAAGATGTTATTTTAATTTATTAAGAAAAAATCCAATAGACAATACTAAATGGATAATGATATCATCTGGTATAAATTTAAAAAATTATACTTCTCAAAACGTTACCAATTTGACTACATTTTCAAAAGAATATCAAATGTTATTAGAGAGCATAACACAAGTAATGAATAACAACAGCTATTTAAATGTTATAGAAGATTCTGCATCAGAGGCACAAGAAAGTGCAGAGAATGCTATAAAAGATTCTGAAGAAAAAACAGCATTATATAATTTCGCAAGAGAAGTTTGCGAAAAGGCTCCAAACGATGCTTATGCGAAGGCAAAATTACAAGATGCACAATTAGCAGCACAAGCATCATCAAGAATAGCTTCTCAAGCATTAACAAATGCTAAAGCTGCACAGTATGCATTAACAGAAGCAGAAGCACATGTTGCTACAAAGACAACAACATGGGAATATGGTCCTACAGAAGATCATGAATTTTTACGTTGTATCTATTCTGGTTTACATCCACAGTGGAATGGTTTGTTAATTTCCAAATGTAATTTGCGTGGTAGTGAAATGGATATTCCAGGTATAACATTCACAGTAATGAGTGATATAGAAAAATATTATCCATGTCTTGAACATAATCAGATTATACTATGTACATATAAAACCCAGATTGGATATTACATTTCAATTGTAAAAATTATTAAACATGGTGAAGAAATACATATTCAAATGAAAGAAGCATTATTAAATAATATTTTTAGTTATCCTGTACCCAAAACAGAACCTGTATATGAAAATAACCAAAGACAATACGAAGAAATAGGTCAACAAACACAAGTAAAAAGTAATGTTAAACCCTATGTATTTATTGATCCAACAACATGTTATATAGGAATAGGTACAAATAAACAAACAGTGAAATATAACGATGAATATTCAACAACAAAAAATCATAATCTACAACATGTTGTTGTAAAATCACACAATTATCCAAATATTGTAAGTAGTCGCATAGCAGAACAACCAAACCAACCAGAAAATAATAATTATTATTACTTTGATCAATTTAGTTGTGCTACAATGAGAAGAGAAAGTGAATTATATACGTTTAAAGAAATGTTTAAAGAGTCAGAAATAGGAAGTGATGTTAATCAAATTCCACAACGATATGGAGGAGATATTTCATTTGAGATTACCGATAAGACACAAACCACATGTGAAATAGGAAACGTAGGTATGGTTATAGACAAGATTGATGAAGAAGGAAATATATATGGAGGATTATCAGTAAAAACGATACCGAACATTGATACAATTAATAGCAAAGAAACTACTAAGCCAGGAAACACAATCATGTATGTTTCAAGTGAAGGGTTATTACATATTTCAGGAGTAATGTTGGGAAGTAAAATACTACATGTCCAAGAAAACGAGGAAGGAGAAGAGGAATTGTTTTGGGGAGATAGTAAAATAATGTAAAACATGTAATATTCAGTGTTTTACATTATACAGATTCTTGGACAGTCTCTATTTGAGTATTCTGTATTGTTGTTTGAAACTTCTTGCGACACCCTCTTTGATGTGCAGATAGACTTTGTTTATTTGAACCTACAAAGTTATTACATATGTTGCAAAGAAAATTACGATTTTGAACATGAGCATATTTGGTAACAAGATATTTATCTAAAGAAGGAAGTTTAATAGCGTCTATTTGTGCATTCATTTTTTTTTGAAAATCTTTCAATGTAGTTGTAAGACTTTCTTTTTGTAAAATAAAATTTTGATATTCATCATTAATATCATCAAGTAATTCTTTTGGAATATTATTTGTCTCACCCAAATTTAATTCTTGGACTTTACTAGAAAGATAATCTATTATATCAACAGCAATTCTAATCTTATCAGGAGAATATTCACAATGTTGTATGTATATAAGTATATTGCCTTTATGAATATCAATATGATAATTATTTTTAAAAGAAATACCTGAATATTGTGATATAAATATACCGTTCATATTTTGTGTATCAATATCTCTAATAAACTTGGACACCTCATCTTTGTTAATATTATGTGAATAGTCTTTATTTTCCAAAAGAATATTTGGTTTATCCAGTCGTTTCAATATAAAATCACCAGAAGCTTTCATTCCTGTAGTGTCCATAATATCAGAAGAAGGATATAGAGATGTTAAAATAGAATATAAATTATTCTCACCATATTTTCCTTTGTTTGAAGATGCGTTATATTTGCTTAAAAATTGTTTTAGTTCTTCTTGGACAACATTCTGTGAAGAAATGGAATTACTAGACAATTCTTTTATTGCATTGATATTAGTAGTAATACGTTCCTCACTAGCAGAAACATAAGAAAATAAAGGAGATTGTATATTCTGTAACATAGAGTTGTATTTTAAATCAAACTTATTTATGAAATCTTGGACACCTTGTTCTCCAGAAGAAGATTTTATAACATTATCTGTATAAAGAGTCATTTGAGTATATAATTCCTTAACCTTAGATTCAATGTTATCACGAATTCGACTTTGTAATACGTCTTGTGTTTTTGGAATAATATCATTTAAAACAACTGTTGTCCTGTCTAAGATATGTTGATTATTTCTATCAATAAAAGTAGATATTTTATCACTTGTTGTAATATTTCCATTAGTAATCAAAGATTGCATTTCATTGATATATTCTTTCTTTATTTCTCCAAGTTGAGTATTTATATTTTGTACTGTTTCAAAAGCATTTGTAGACATTTTTTCTTTCATATCTTGGACAGATTGTCTTAGAGTTTCCATTTCTTTCTTAGATGATAACAAATGAGCTAATATCTGTGAGTTAATATTTGTGTCTAAATCATCAGTAACATGATTGAATATTTTGTCCAAGAATTCAATAAGCAAAAGGTTTGCTTTTTCAAAGTCAATACTTGGATGTTCATTATAAAAATCGATTATTTGTTTATTTTCGATTTTCAAAAATTGCAAATTTGAAAATTCGTTTTTTGAAAAAGTGGATTCTTTCTTGGACATTTTATATATAATCCATTTTTCTTTCTTTATATCATTTTAAACTTAAAATAAAAGTTATTAATACTTAAAAAACTTAATTTAAGTTCTTGTTAAGTTTTATTTAAGTTTGAATAAAACTTAAAAACTTAAAAATATATAGATTTCTTCTAAATATTTCTTGTATTTTTTCTAATTATTTCTAGATTTTTATAAAAAAGTTTGTAAAAAATTATAAAAATTTTATTATACTTTTATAATTTCAAAACAAATATTTGTAACTCATTTCTGAATTATATTTTTGAATTAGTTTCTTTCTAAATTTTATTTTCTAAAATAA